TTCTCGTCGTAGAAGATGTTGTGACGGCCGTGATTGAAGAAGCCAGCATGGCTGTTGTGCCACAGGATCACATGGCTCGTATTACCCGTGCTCGCGGTGATGACGCTTGCGTCGCGGCTGATCCCCATGCCGGGGTTGGCGGTGCCTGACGCCCATTCGTCGTTGTTCTGGACATAGGCATAGCCGGTGACGTTCGACGCCTTCGCGATGTCCGGCCCATAGCTGGTACCGCCCACGCCGAGCCGCTTGTTGAACGCCACGATCGTGCCGCTCTGGCCCTTGGTGTTGTCGTCGATCCGGCAGCCCGGCAGGCTCGAGCCGAGCACCGCCCAGCTTTCGACCAGGAAGGGCGTCGCCGGCAGGATCGAGCCCATCGCCACGCCGCGCGTCAGCAGCCAGTCGTGCGAGCCGACCGCGCCGGTCATGCAGTTGGCGCCGGGGTTGGTCACCGTCATGCCCAGCCCGAAGATGTTGATCTTCGCCGCCCCAGTGATCCCGGCAAACCCGCCCGAGCCTTGCGTGCCCTGGTCGAAATTGACGTTTTCCAGCGTGATCGATCCGCCCGACACCGCGCGCAGCGTCGTCGCGCCGGTACGGAGGAGGCTCAAATCGCGGAACCGCACCCACGACATCCCGGCCAGGTTGTGCGCGCCCGACGCATTGACGCCCCAGCTGACCACCGCCTGCGCCCGCGTCGCCGTCGCGCCGTCACGCTCGACGATCACCTCGCCCGCCGTGGTCAGGACGGTGGCGGAAAGCGCCGCGATGTTGAAGCTGCCATTGCCGATGCGGACGATGCCGACAGCCTGCGCGCCGACCACGTTCATCGCGGTCTTGAGCGCGTCCGCCGCGCCCTTGAAGGTGTCGAACGGCGTGGCCGCAGCCAGCGCCGCCGTCGTGCTGGTTACGCCGCCCGCGGTGCCCGTGGTGCTGACATAGGCATAGATCGGCGCGGCGGCGGACTTGAGGATGGTCTGCGGCGCAAACGCCCGCGCCCCCGGCGTGCCGGTCCCGCTTGCGGCGAGCGAGGCATTCGTCCCGACCTTGGGATAAACCGTCGCGTTGCGCGTGACCGGCCCGTTGTTGAGCGACGAGATGTCGACATTCGCCGCGACGAACTCGATCACCGGGAACAGGTCGCCGGCATGCCCGCCGCTCGTCGGCGTGGTGACCGTCGCTGTCACCGTGTTGGTGCCGTCGGTCCAGGTGAACTTGACGCAGGCGATGCCGAGATTGCCCAGCGTCGCGCCGCAGCGGTGGAACGCCACCACCGCGGCCGTGTCCGTCGTCGTCATGACATGCCGGTCGGGCCGCGACCATTGCGCCACCGGCGCGGGGCTGATTTCGGTCGAATTGTTGGTGCAGCCCGCCACCGCGTCCGCGGCAAACACATAATCGCTCAGCGCCACCGTCGCCGCCGTCGCGCTGGCGTGGTTGGGATAGGCCTGGCGCACGCGCTTGGTGATCGTCACCGGCTCTAAGAATCGCGCCGCCGCCCCCGTCGCGTCGAACCCCTGGCGCAGCACGGCCAGCGTCTTGGGCGCGACGCCATCCGCACCGAACTCGCTGGTGCCGTCGGTCGTCATCGCCGGCAGCGCCAGCGCCAGCGCCGCCTGTCCCGACCAGCCGCCCGGATCGACACTGGCGAGCAACGGCGGGATCGTCACCGCCACCCGCCGCACCACCACATGCGGGATGTTCAGTCCCACCCCGAACATCAGTAGAGGGCCAAAATGTCGGCGGCCGTCGTCCCCGTCGCCCGCACATATTGCGCGCGGAACGGCAGGATCGCGCCCGCGGGCACATTCTTCCACACGCGGTCGCTCGTCCCCGCGCTCCCCCGCATCGTGATGTTGCCGCCGGTGCCGATGTACAGCGCCTTGGGTATGTCGCTCAGCGCGTTGGTGTCATGCGGCGTCACGCTCTCGGCGCGCGACGCCGGTGCCGACGGCGCATCCGCCGTCGACTGAAATGGGTCTGCCATGTCTGCTCCTGAATCTTGAGGGGTGTCGGCGGCAGCGGTCATGCTGCCGCCGCGCCGTCGATCAGCTGACCGAGAATTTGAGCAGCTTGATCGCTTCCGAATTGGTCACGCACCCGCCCACGCGCTTGACCGCGTAGAAGTAGGTGAACGGCTTGTTCGAATAGGGATCGCGCAGCACCTGCGTCTCGGCGCGCTCGGCGATCAGATAGCCCGCCTGGAAATTGCCGAACGCGATCGACAGCGAACCCGACGCGATGTCCGGCATGTCCTCCGCCTCGACCACCGGATAGCCCAGCAAGGTCGATGGCACGCCTTCGTTGAGCGACGGATTCCACACCGGCAGATTGTCGCTGGTCTTGTACTTGCGCAGCGTGGCGATGGTCTTCGAATTCATCACCCACACCGCGCCCTGGCGGTATGGCGAGCGCAGCGACTGGACCAGGTCGATCAGCTTGTCGGTCGCTGACGAGCCACCGAAATTGCCGTCCGCCCCCGACGCCAGATACTGCAGCGTGCCGAACGCGCGAACGCCATCCGCCGTGTTGGCGGTATTGTAGCTCAGGAACCCCTTGGGCTTGTTGATGCCATTGCCCGCAACGAACGCCGCGCCCTCGGCTCGCCCGAACTCCTGCGCGATCTCGCTCGCCAGCCAGTCCTCGACGTCGAACTGCGCATCGTCGAGCATCGCCTGGCTCGCCGCCGGATTGGCGTAGAGCTCGCCCATCGCCGGGGCGATTTCGTTGAACACCGGCGTCGCCGTTTCGGGTCGCGAAGCCGTCTCCGAAACCCATCCCGACGCGACGCCGCCCTGCGCCACCAGCTTGCGGTAGCCCGCACTGCCGACCTTCACGACATTGGCGATGCGCCGGATCGGTGAGATCGTTTTCAGCGTGTCGTCGATCCGCGCGTCGATCTCCTTGGGCACCGCAAAGCCGCCCTCGCCGCCCGTGCCGCCGTTGAACGACTTGCGCTCCATCGCCATGCCCGCCCGGACGAACGCCTCGAACCCGCTCGCCACCTTCGCCTCATCGGCCGCCGCCAGCACCGGCCGCTCCGCCGCCATCACCACCCCGTCGAACGACGCCTCCAACGCGTCGGCCTTCACTTCGTAATCCATCATCATTCTCCCGCTTCGAAAATTTCCACCGCATGCACCCGCGCCAGCGGTTGCATCGGCGTCCGCACCAAACTCACCTCGATCAGCTCGAGGGCTTCTAGTTGCCTGTTTGTTCCTTGCGTGGCCCGCCGCACGCGATAGCCGAAGGACAAGCCCATCCCCTCGGCCACCCCCGCTGCCCGCCCGATCACGCGCAAGCCCTTGGCGTCCTCACCGATCGCCTCGATTACGCCCGCCACCCGCCGCGGATCATGCTGCCAGTACAGCGGCACTAGCCCCACGGCGCCGAACGCCCCAGGCCGGATCACATCGCCCGAACGGTCCGCCCGGTCGAACACCGCGGCATAGCCCGCGAACCGCGCCGCCTCCCTTTGAGTTTCAGCCATCGGTCACCAGACTGCCCAGCCCCAGCTTCACCGCCACGCCCACCAGCACCATCGCCAGCAACAGCCGCACGACCCAGCCGATCACCGCATTGCGCGCCGACACCTTGGCATCGCGCCACGCCTTGAGCAGCTGGCGCAGCTCGGTCACATCCTCGCGCGCACTCTCATCGGCCAAGCCAAGCCGCGCCAGCGCCCGCCGCGCGCCCAACTCACCCGCTTCCTCGAGCATCGCCCGCACCTCCGCATTGGTCATCGCTCCACTCCCAGCAATTTGCGTTTCTCCGCGCGGCTCAAGAAATCGGCCGCCGTCACCTGCGCCCACAAAGCCTCGCGCTCGTCGGCCAGCGCCGGCACGTGATCGAGGTCGACACGCACCGCGCCCTCCGGCCACCACCGCACCAGCGCCTCGTTGAGCCCGCCCAGGATCGACCCCGCCAGCGGCAGGATCGCCTGCCGCCACAGCGCGCGATTGGCCTCCTTGTAATTGGCGTAGGCCGCATCGCCCGGCAGCCCGAGCAGCATCGGCGGCACCCCGAAGGCCAGCGCGATCTCCCGCGCCGCCGAGGATTTGAGCCCGACGAAATCCATATCCGCGGGCGTCAAACTCATCGCTTGCCAGCGTAAGCCACCCTCCAGCAGCAACGGCCGCCCGGCATTGGGCGTCCCCGAAAACTGCGCGTCCAGCTCCTCGCGCAGCCGGTCGAATTGTTCGGGCGCCAGCG